TCCAATCGTATTAGGATTGGCACGGGCTTCCGTATAGATAAGTTGGTTGATTGGGCGGAAGGTCACGTGAATACGTACAAGGTCGTTGGCAAGTGCCTGAATCGGCAAGGCGTGCGAATGAATACCAGGCTTCGAAAACCAAAATGGAATCGGTATGTATACTTTTGTCGGAATCGGTGTCAGGTACGTTGTATTTGTATATCCATTCGGTGTACGCTTAATCATAAAATTCTTTGCCAAAGCGGATTCCGTAGTCTCATTCAACTCGTCTAAAATTTCTAGAAGTCGTCCGTCAAACGTCTCTACAATCTGACCGCCAATCTCTAACTCTATCTGCTGAATAAGCGCATGTCCTAGACAGTTTGTCCAACCAAACAGCGGTCCCAAAAAGTTTCCTAGATTGTTGCGGTTAATCGTTTGGATACTTGTATCACCATTGGCTACCTGGATTGCTAACAATTGTTGAATATAAATGTCAGGCATTTCGACGACCACCATTACGCCGTTTATCAGTTCGCCTATCATAGGGACCGTGACTGACACGCGTTGACCGAACTCGGGCGTACCGTCAAATTCTACCTTATTCCATTGCGCCGAAAAGCGCGTCGTCTTATTCACAACATGTATAAACTGATGTATGTCTGGATTGCCTTTTGTCGACATCAGACGTGCATCAGCCAGCCCCGTACTCACAAGGGTTAGGCTATTTGCGGGTGTGGCAGCCATCCTATCCTTGTTATATGGGGTTAATTTAGATGCTGTGCTTGGCTCTGCTAAAACAGCCGCTTATCCTCAGACTCAAATACCAGCGTATCGCCCGTATTCACAATATCTGGCATATAGGTTGAAAATGTGACTCGGTTAGGAATCTTAATATCCAGCCATTTGTAATCACGGGGATAAACTTGGATAACGTCGTTATTATACTGATAGACGTACCACTCCTTCACATATTTTGCCTTGAAATCCTTATTTACATCCAATGCATTAACACTGCGTCTATCTACCTGAACTATAATTGGGTTCGCCACCAGTTGATAATTCGTATTATAATAGGAGTTTTCTATCAGAAGACCACGCTCCCATCGGTCAATAGGACGGTAAGAAAAGACATAGATGCCGCGTCTTAGCATTGAGGTAGTTGCGGACGCGGTCTTTAAGCAATTTCTCGTGTCACCAGCACCGTATTTGCTATAATAATTGCCACGGCGCCCGCGAGCTGTATTGCGTTAGGCTTCTGGCTTGTAAAAATCCAGTCAAATATGTACGCTGCAAAAATACCGAAGAATGAAAGAGCGCTGAATAGCATTGTGCTCACCTGGGGAACTAGGAAGAAACGTAGAGCGTAGCCCGCAAATCCTATTAATGAATTGAATGCAAGAATGCCGCCAAGGCTGTTTGCCGTAATGTTAAATGTATTCTTAGCAAGGACGCCTATTGCAGCGGCGGCAAGGATTCCTACTACCCATAGCACACCACTGCTGCCGTACATCTGTATCATCTTCGTCCAAGGCTGTGTATCTGTCTTCTCCCTACGCCAACGGAACCAAATGTAAATACCCACCTCTGTCAGTGCCGCAACTAGGGCACTGATGACACCTATCATTGTCCAATTGGAAGTTGTCGGTTGAGCTAAGGCGACGGCACCGCCAAATGCAAGAACAATCCACGGGATTGAGTTCAATTGAATCGTTTCCTCAAAGACTACTGCCGTAGCTAGGATGCTAAAAACAGGATACGTATAGAAAAGTGCCATTGCATTGCCGCCGGTCAACTGGTCAAATGCGGTATAACTCGAAAATACGTGAAGTAGGTTGAGGAGACCCGTAGCCAGACTTTCTACGGATAGGAGTGACCCAATAGCAAGGGGGTTCTTTGTAATAATAGCGGCTAATGCGGCTAGAATTGTAAATACCGCCATACGCAACCCCGTTTGAAACACGATGCTGACATCTACTAGTTTAATCAACATCGGGTATGCGGATAAAATTACTTCCGATAGCACTAAAAGTGCTTCGTGTATCATTCCTTACTTTAAGGATACAAATCTTTGAGCGTACGGGCACTGGGATCCGTGGCACCTTCTATCCACCGCGGCAGCCACATCCGCGGGATAAGCGTCGCCGCCTTATCGCCGTAGTTCATGACGAAAAGTTGGCGGTACCAACGCGCCTCATCCGTAGTAGGAGGATTATGCTCATATTGTGTTTGGGTTTGGGTTAGAGTTTTTGCGTACGTGCTCGTTTTGAGATACCACGAATCGGTCGTTGCGCTCACTCCGTCGCTGAACGCCTCCTTCTTACGCATAAGTACATCTAGTGGCAGATAGTGGTCGTGGACAAACGTTTCGCGTAAAATAAACTTCTCTATCATTGCACCACGTCCCTCAGCGTTGAGTACTTTAGGACGTCTGAGGTAGGTAGCAATCGCCCGCCACGTTGCTACAACATTCTTATCTAGAAAAGGAGTTCGTGCCTCCAAACCGTGGGCTGCCATAGACCGATCAGAGCGGAGCACATCATACAAGTGAATTTCGTTTAGGAGCCGTTCAGACTCCGCCTCAAACGCCTCGTCGCTCGGCGCCTTATAAAAATACAAATATCCTCCACCAATTTCGTCGCTGCCGTCGCCGTTAAACACTACCTTAATATCCGTCTTTTCCTTAATGTACTTACCAATGAGCCAATTGCCAACACTGGCTCGTACAGTTGTAATATCGTACGACTCAATATCGTGGACTACTTGGGGTATCGCATTGAGGAAATCCTCAGGACTTACAACCACTTCGTGATGCTCAGACTTAATAAACTCCGCAACCATTTTTGCATACATAAGGTCTGTTGAACCAGGCATTCCAATGCTGAACGTATGAAGTTTCTTATTCTTTAGTTTGAGCTCACGGGCAGCAATCGCCGCAATCAACGAACTATCCAAACCGCCACTCAGCAGTGCACCAATAGGACGGTCGCTTAATAGACGCTTCTTTACCGCCGATGTAAGCGCGTCGTGTAATGCAACCTTTGCTAACGATAATCCGCTAGGAAATCCAAAAGCGGCAAGTTTTACGTGAGGAACTTCATGGTACTTATGCTCGTTGATAAGTTTACCGGTCTTTGTGTCATAGAGTCTCCACGTTCCTGGCGGAAACGGCTCAATTTGTGTGTAATCTGTTGGGAGAGCCTTGATTTCCGAGGACCAAATCGTGGACCCATCGGCGTACTGGGCTTCGAACAAGGGGCGTACGCCATATGGATCCCGTGCGACCAGCAATTGGTTTGTTTGGGTATTCACGTGGGCGAATGCAAATACGCCGTCCAGCGTACGGACCAGCTCCGTTGGCGGAAGATGGGTTGCCAGGTGGGGAATAATAGCACAGTCGCTCGTACCCTCAGGGAGTTCAAGGTTCCAACGGGTGGCAAGCTCTTTGTAGTTGTAAATCTCGCCGTTACAAACGGTTGCCGTGTTGGGTTGACGGAACGGCTGGTGACCTAGCGGCGTCAAGCCGTTAATAGCAAGCCGAGTAAATCCTAGCAAGACACCGGATATATCATTGAGGGCGGTATACTCTGGACCCCTTGGCTCTAGCTTCTTGACGTAAGCAAGTGCCTGCGTGGTCGTAAATCCTTTTGCATTGAGCGTAAACCAAATCCCGCACATTGCTCTAACGTAGGGGGTTTCGTTAGTTTATGCGTTTAAACGAAGGGGTGTGCGACTAAAAAATTTAGGGGTTTTTGAGTTTTACTTGTTTTTATTTAGTTTTGGATTTAGTGTTGGATGGTGCTTAGATGACACCCGTGACAGGCTGCGCCTCATACGTCGGCGGATTAGATGCCGCCGTCTGAATAAGCTGTTGTACCGTCGGAATCGTCTCCACAGTCTCCGAAACCGCCTGTGCCTCTAGCGGAATCGCCTGCATCTGATTCTGAGCGCGTACCTCCCAGTTAATCGCATACAGCGCCTGTGCCGTGTCTCGCGTGTTCATGTACTGGAGTGCAGTCGCCCAGTCTACCGTCTTGCTCTGCATCTTGAGCTCATTAATATACATATTATGGAGCCCAAAGACGAACGGACGATACTTCGGCGGAATTTGCCCCTTTGGCAGGCTGCGTGCCTTGAAGACGTCCGTGTACAGATTGTACACCGTACGACTGATTGTCTTCCACTTATCCACAATTACGTTGGCTGAGTTGCGCTCCTCAGGATAGAGTGCCAGGTAATCGCGCAGCGTGCCCGAACGCCACAGACTCAGCCACAGATAGTCGCGGCGTGCCGAATTGCCACGCAGCTTACGCACACGGTTGTATGCGTCACCACGCACCTTCCAGCGGAAGGTGAGTCCGTTCTTGATAACATAGCCCTGGAGGTTGTGCTTGAAGTGTGCATTCTCCAGCTGAAGCTTATTGGTCAGCATGCTCCAAGATGCCACCGTAATCTTCGCAACATCAAACGGCGTCGTGTCCGTCACAGCGACAAGCGTGCCTGAGATATACGTCTGCTTCTGGACGCAGACAACCGTCGGCGTCGTGACATTCACCACAATACGGTTCTCTGGGTGCTGGAGCACCCAGGTGTACATGGTCGTCGGGTTGAGTGATGCAAGGAACTCAGACCACGGCATCGTCGTGGAAACCGCCTCCTCAAACATCTGGCGGAAGCTCTTCGTCTGGCTATAGAAGCGGCAGTTCGCATTGAGCGTAGAGCGCGTGTGAAAGCGCCACATCTTGTTGTACTGGTCGTAGAACCCGCAAATCATCACGCCGTCAATGAAGCGCTCAATAGTGAATCCCTCCACCGAGGATGTCGACGGCATAGACTCACCCGTCTCGCTCTTCACGGGAGCAATGCTTACAGGAATATTCTTGATTACGTCCCACACAACGGAGCGAAAGGCGCCGACGTGAATGTTTTGGAGAGAGAAGTTGCTCTTGCCTTTGACGTAGCGAATAAGTGCAAACGGCTGCTCAGGCGTAGAGTGGTCATCTATACGGAGATAACCACCAGCCTCGCTAGTCAGAAAGGATGAAAGACCAGACCACGTAGGGTAGGTATTGGAAAGGGAGGAGAAGACGGACATTGTGGGAGTTGTAAGAAGATGGGATGATGTTTGGTTTCGGCAGACAGCGCCGTCAATTTTTTTGGGGCGGTTGTAGTCAGTAGAAAAGAGACCCGCATCTACATTAGAGGGATGGACATAGACGAACTTGTGCCCGAATTGGGCGACTGGGTCACCATCATCAGTGATGCCTTTAAAACTACATCTGGTCGTATTATCTTCCGCGATGGTACTCTTATTCGTATCCGTCCTACACAATCGAGTAATACCGCTGTAGACTTTCCCCTAGATCCAGCAACGGGCTTATTCCAAGAAGGACTCGGTGTCCAAGATACTCTCATTCACGAAAAGCGTAAAGACCCCCATTTTTCTATACAACTCTCCGTCGTAGAAGGGGAAGTTCTAGAAATATTCAGTGTAGATGGTACACCAGTCGGCGAAGGCGTTGTTGCCCGCATCATAGCAACCGACGAAGAAGACGGAATCATACTTGAGAATGGGCAGATACTTGATTTCCAGTTTATTGGCTCTGCACAACCCAATGATGTTCTACGTCCTCGTGCGGCACCCGAAAACGTCGCCGAAGACGAAAACAATAGCTCCTCCAACGCCGAATCGGTAGAAGCAGAACCAGAGCCTGAAGTATTCCCGGAAATAGACTATAGTACATTACCTGCCGCACTTGTGGAAGAGATTCCTAGTGAAGAGCGTACGTTTAGCGATAGTGTTCAGCGTGAAGATATGTTTGTATCTCTTTTAGTTGACATTCCGTTGAAGAGACAGCGTGACCCCAAAGTAATGCAAAATCTTTATCGTGTTACCGATTTGCTCCTTGCAATGAAGAATTCTGTTGTTGTCCGTGATGAAGCGGGTGCAGTGGTTTCCAATACAAGTACATCCTATGTAGTGGATTCGCTACAAGATATCCTAGACCGTAATCGTAGCGGTGATTCATTGCGTGCGTTCCTACCCGTTATGGCGGTCAAGAAGGTCCTCTACACCGACGATAAGGAGTCATTTGAAACGGAAGATACCGAATCACGCTCCGATGTTGGCACGCTTGCTACGGTCGCTGCTACAAACAATACATTTGTAGAACAGTCGTTTGACAACGCCTTTGTCGGTTATATACATTCTGTACTTCAAACAATACAGGCGTATATCCCTGCGTCGGCATCGCGTGCCCGTATTCCCTACGATATGGACGTATTGCGGTCGCAGATTCCCCCTAAGCCCGTTATTGGTTTCTTAGAAACGCCACCGGCGGTAAATAAGCAAAACGAAGCTCAAGTACTCTACTCCGATTCGCTGAGCACTATTAATAATCGTTTTGTACGTCTATTGTCCGCCTCGTACCTACGCAATCCGAAAACCGGTGCAATGACAATCGTAGCACCCGCCGATTCCGGTGATGTCCTACAACAAATTATATTGTCCAGCGATATGCTACGATTCCGTTCTCCTATTCGCTCCAGCGTCCTACTATGGGATATTGGTGCATCAGAGGCGTCGCGTGGCTCGGGTAAAATCTTTTATACAACACTGATGAAGAATTGGGCAGGACAGGAGTTCTATGACCCTGAAACCGTAATGCCGCTTGCCGAGTTCCTTGCTGACCGGTTGCCGCCTGCCACCTCATTCAACGACGAACATCTAGTGACAGTCCTCGATTCGTTTGGACTCCGCAATCTAGAGATTTCCACAACCGCTTTTGAGCCGATTTTAGCCGTTGTCAATGCGGGCATTACAAAATGGAATAATCAATTCGCCGAGCTAATGAAATCCGCTAATGCTAGCCGTGGCGTTGCATCCGTTCCTGCTATCACACCATTCCTCGGTGCCGATTCCGCCCTGCTTGCCGAACCTGTCCTTAACTCCGATATAATTAAACCTGTACTTGACCGTCTAACTGAAAATGATACGTTACTCAAGACCTACGATTTTACAATTGTGAAAAATCTCACAGAGGTTGCGAATAAGACACTTGGTCCCTATTACTATGCAGTTGCCGGTGGAGTTGATGCTGCAGTTACTGCATCTGTCGGAAATACCTATAAAGCGGAAGCCCGCCGTATTGAGCGCAATACAATAACGGCACGCGATGCCGTAAATGCGTTCCAAGCCGCCCCTATTATTAATCCTTGTAAACACGTCAAAGAATTAGAAAAAATTATGAATATTCGTAGTGATGATAACCGTATGTTACTCTTTGAGAAGTTCCTCAATAAATTCCAAGCCGGTCAGCGCGGAAACTTTGCATTATGTGGCAACTGCGGTCAGGACCTTATTTGTAAACACGAGATATTGCTACTCAACGAATTCCTACATCCTGGTCGCCAACAGGCACTCCATAAATCGCTTTTGCTCATGTATGCCGGTCCCGTTTTCGAGGGCGCCTATATTTGTAAAACCTGTGGTCAGAAGATTCAGGACCTAGAGTACGATACACATTTAGAGTTTGACGACGAGGGTCGTCCACTGATTGGTCGCAATGTCGTATCTGCAGAGGAGGATGAGGAGACGGCGCCAGGAGCGGTTCTACGCGAAGATGCTCGTGAAACAGTTCCTTTTGATACCGATGCGGATATCAAGATTTACTTTGTTGCTCGTACACTTTTTGAACGCTGTGGCTACGCGGCTCCTATAGAAACATATAAGCGGGTCGTACAGGGTACGCAGGATTTCCTCAAACAGCGTGTGCCCGACCGTGCTACCTATGATAAAATGGTAGCGGCGCCTGCGGGAAAAGGTACAAAGCGTGCTGCAGCACCATCCTATGACACATTCTTCGCCAATTATCAAATAGGTATTATTGGTGCCTTTGTTGTCCTGGAAATTCAAACATCAGCAATAGATGTGCCGTTTCCCGCCGCCGGCTGTACCTACTCGCGTGCCGGTTTTCCTCTTGACGGCGACGACCCTGCTGTGGCGGGGCGCGGTGCCCTTGCATATATAGCCTGCTGCATAGCAAATATCTTCCGCAATGACGCACCGTGGAACCTTACGTCCTGGTCGCCTGAAACGCAGATGCCTAAGCGTTTGGTTGCCGCCGAAAACGCTGTGAAACTCGCACTCTTCTCCATACTATGTATTACAACCGGTAAAAATACACCTGCTCCTCTAACAAATGTGACGGATACGTATAAGGAATTGTTGCATCTGGCGAAAGAGAAGGAGTTTGGAGAAGTAGTCAAAGCGTCCGAGACCGACCGTTTGCCACCGGCGTTCCGTCCTATGGCAGTACCCGTAGACCGGTCCCTGTTGACGGAGGGTAGTGTTCAAAATGTCAAGAAATTCGAAGCAGATGTTGTGACAATGCCGGTATCTCAGATTGGACCATTTGTTCGTGCACGTACGAATCAACTCAACGCTCAACTTGTCGCCCAGTTCTATAAGGAAAGCATTTCGTCGGCGGTTCTTCAGGAGAACTCGCCGCGCTCCGACTCGGTCTGCTGTTTCGGTCGCCTTGGCGATGTTGCGCGGACTGGTGTCGGCGTGGGCTCACTTGGTTTGGAGAATCTTTCTGCGGAATTGGCTCTACAAAGTGCTGCATCCACTATTGTAGCACGCCGCGACTCGGCGGCACCCAATTGCGGCTCGCACATCTACGTTCCCTGGTCTGCAGCAACACACATTCCTGATTTGGCGGAGCTGGATAGCAGTGGCTATTACAAGCTGTTCCTACAATATTGCTACCGCGGAGTGCGGGTTGGTGGTATTCACGAATTCAATATCCGCGGTGTCTGCCGTTGGTGCCGCTATGCGATGCCGGCTGAGTTGCTTGACTTGACCGTTGGTGATATTTCAGAAACGGGCGGCAAGCGGCAACGGGCAATCGATATCCTCAATGTGAAACGGGAGGAAATTGCCAAGGACGGGCTCCGCCGCCAAAACATTGCCTTCGACGAAACCGGATTCCGCCGACTAGAGAATGCAATGAAGAATTTTAAGGCGATTATACCACCCGCACCAGTTGTAACCACCGACTTCTTAACTGTAATAACGACCCTTGGAGGTACACTCGGTATGTTGCTACCAATGGCGGCTGAAGGTTGGTCCACATTTGTGTCAGCAATGACTGTTATCGCGGCAGAGAAGCCGGTTGACGATATAGAACGTAGTGGCAAACTATACGAGTTTTCTTTGGCGTACGACAGCGTTCTTCAATCGTTACTGATGCAGATGACAAAGGGTCTTGGCGTGGTAGGATGCGACCGGCTGCTCAAACGTGCCGGCGGACTTTTTGACATAGAGGTCGTTCAGCGCGGTCCAGATGCGAAAGTAGGTGCCGCCACCGAACTTCTTGGACGAATGTTTGATGCCATATCTGTTGGCTCCGATAGTGTTACGATTCTTCGTAATTACAATGATACATTCATTAAAGAGGGCTCGCAAATTCGGTATTTATATTCAATTACGAATCCCAACGGCTCCAAGTGGTTTCCTAAAATTAGTCGCAATCACAATACCTTACTCACAAACATTTGGACGAAATCATTTGTTTCGGTATTAAAAGCGACCAATGCTCTTGGAGACTATCCCCAAGAAACGATTGATATTATTCAGGCATCGTTGGACCGATTTACTGCGTGGTTTAGTGCATGGCTCTCCGCCATCAATGCGGATATACGTTCAGGCATTCAGTTAACTGATAAGGAGTTCCGTTTAATGATACAGTGGTCACTGTTCAGCGGATTGCTTGCATTAATGTCAGAAACGTCGCCAATGTACGCCGATGCAACCGATTCGGTTCGCAAAGTCGAAGCAGCCAAATTTCACATAACCTGGGTCTGCGATGCTATGATTAATACGATTGAGTTCATTGGAAAGTATCAAAAGACTCCTGAACAAATTGCGGAGGCAATTAACGCACGTGCCGAGCTCGAAAAAGCGTATTTTATTGAACGATTTGATAAATTGGATAAAGACTTACGTGATATTGAGAAACGTAAGAAGGCGTTGAAGATTGGTGACTGGGCGGTGGGCACACTCAAAAATCTATTCTCCTACGACGCTGACTTCTTTGAATTTGAACGTGGGCAACGCGCTGCAATGGGTCTACCTGAATTTTCCGGTGATATCACAGGTTTATCAGAAGCGGAGGCTACACGTGTTGCTGTTCAAGAAGAGGGATATGATCATCGTGCGCCAGCCGACGAAGATGTTGATTAAGAATAGGGAATGAATTTCTTGTTAAAAATGTTTTTAATCTTTGTTTTACTCATTTTTGTCCCAGGTATATTAATGGTTTTTGTACCTGTTGGTTGGTTGTTCACACCGCTTGTTGTTTTAATAGGTGTGGGTTATATTGCTTTTAAAATAATAAAGACGTAAAAAAGATATTAAATGTCTGAATTGATATGGATTTTTAAATCGGCTGTACACGGCGGATTGATAGCAAGGCGGGAACCGCACTACTATCAATACATATTGGACCCGGCAACGGGCGAAGACATCATGATTCTAACAACTGGCGAACAGACTGCTTGCCCTGTATGGGAATCAACGCGAACGGTTGAGGGGCGGCACTACGGAATGGCTTGTGGGCGGACCTATGATATTACAGACTTAACGGCGGCTGCGACTGGCTCTACGAGTTGATCGACGACGGCGCGATTTTCTGCTTCGCTTGCCACCTAATAGAACCTGTGCCGTAAAAATAGTAATCTGGTCCGGCGTAACCGGCACGCGATTTGCCGGATTTACAACAGGACGATTTGGATATTGGGCAAGTTGTGTCCGCATCCACTGCTCCCAGTTTGTCTTACGATAGAAGAAGTCCTGTCCTAGCTGATGAATAAGTACAACCTCGTCGTCCGTATTGATATCTTCAAGATTCATCGCATTTTGCCGCTTATCTGCAGGAACTTGAATTCGTCCCATGTTTACTTTGGCAGTGTACCACGCCGGCAGTTGTCCTTGAGGAGGTGGGGCGCCCATCTGGTTTAACTCAGCAAACGACTGAATTGCCGCATTATTGTTGGAATTCATACGAGCAGGACCCATATTACGACGGCGTACCGCAAAGTCTTCTACACGTAACTCACGACGCGGGGCTCTTGGAGGAGAGTCCATTCTAATTAGGGGTGTGTTTTACGGTAGGTCTTAATCTCACGGTGTTAATAGGGAAGAATGTCTGTTCTTTATTTGGCGCTCGCCATTTACATTGTCGGGGTAGCCCTTGTGCTATATTTACGTCCCAGTGTGATGTTTCATCCCGATAATGGAACGTGGAAGGAATTCGGGCTTGATACTGGTCGCAATAGCACCGTATTTCCGTTCTGGATGTTTACAATTATATGGGCGTTTCTATCATACGCAATTGCCAGTATCGGAAACGTCTTTGTTGCGAATGTTGTTCTACAATCTGCATCACCCGAAGAGCACATTGCTACGCCCATTAGCGAGATTCGCTACACGGAGGCTATGCCAGGCTCGCAAGTTGTACATACTGAAAATGCTATGGTACCCGTATCACGCCCCCGTGCTCCTAGCGGAGTAAGGACACCTCGTATGCCTAAACTAGCGGCTCCACCTCCGCCACCTATGCCTATGCCTGCAGCAGCAGTAGCAGCAGCAGCAGCACCAGCGCCTACACAACTCCCCGGTTACTATATCGTAGAGCCTCAGGCATCCGGTGTACCTAAATTTATCTATTACGGACACGAGCCGCCTAGTTTTGAGAACCTAACACCACGCGCTTAAGATATAGACGACGCAGTCTTATTCGCCGTTTTGCTTACATTATCTGTCGCTGCCTTTGCCTGTGCCTGTAATTGAGACAATGACGGCATTGTCATCGGTGTTACCACATCATCGCACATACCCGAGAAACTTGCACCAACCAACGTACTAATTGCTCCCGCAAATGCGCCGAAATAACCATAGCCAAGCGAAGCACTGATATTTGGATCAATATCCGGCGGTAATAAATTCGTTACCACACCACGCAGCGGTGCGACCAACCACACAAGCACTAGCGTTACTACTTGTATTAATAACGCTAAGCCCGAATTGTTTGCCGCCTTCTGTATACTCTGTACTTTGCCACAATCCTCCTTCTGCATCAGTACAAACACGCCTAGTGACGCAAGGAATACAACAATACCCGCAAATAGGAAATACGAGATAAGCACACGGATTTCATCGGGCTGAGCGCCGAGAGCCGATCCTAAACCCATAAATACAAGGAAAGGAATAGTAAACATCAATAAAAACATACAAATTAACATCGCAATCGTAAATGTCATATTCATTCTTTTCTTCTTTCTCTATCCCTGAAAAAAAGAATGGCTGCCCGCGCAAAACGCACAATCGACCCCCGTAAGGTGACCGACCTAGATTCCTGGCTTGCAGCATATAAGTCAAAGTATGGCAACGTTGTTCGTCGTGGTGGTGACTATCTTGTACTTGACCCCGTCAAATACAAAGAGGACTTTGCTGGAGCACTTGCTGCACCCGCTGTTACCATACCCGTCACAAAAGCAGTTGATGCTCAATTGATTCTTGGAACTGCAAATGGATTTCCACAACTCCGGGCTACTGCTGAAGAAACTATGAAGAATCTAAGTGAAGAGCAAGCGAAGCGTGTTGCTATAGCAATTGACGCAGTCAATGACTCCGAAACAGAATTGCTAAAGGTTACGCAGGCGTGGAATGCGGATAAAAATAGTGCACTTGCGATGGATGTTGCCGCTGCAACTATTGCACTTCAGCAGGCAGAAGCGGCTTTAACTGCCGCCCAGTACCCAGTACGCTATATCAAAGCAGAAAAAGAACTTTTAATAAAAGATCTGGACTATGCTACACACAGTGATAAACGGTTTCACAACGAACTCTATCGTCTTGTAACGAAGCCGACTGCACTTTCGGGACGTATTGTTCCGTTTACTGAAGAGGGTACGGTCTAATACGGTCCTCTGCCTTATCGCAGTCCACTGTCTTCGTGTCGTACTTGAAACACGCACCATTTCTATCACGATACACTAATTCGCTGACATTCTCCAAATTAGGGTACTTTGTAATCACCATTGGCGCTGGCTTGAGAATATACACACAGAATATTCCCAACGCAAGACCAAATAGAAACGGGAAGAATTCTAACTTATTAAAAAACTTCATCTCCTATTAAAGTAAGGATGTTTAATTTCCTAAACATCATTGACCGCCCAGGATTTGCTACTATAATTAGCATTGTTCTCGGGTTCGGTCTCGCCTGTATCTTCCGTCCTCTCTGTAAAGGACCTGACTGCCTTATTATACGCGGTCCGCCTGTCAATGAAATCCGCGGCACGGTCTACCAGTTTGGTGCCAAATGCGTAGAGTTTGATGCAAAAGCGGTTGAGTGCCCGTCTAAGAATAGCAAAATATCCGTAGTCGATACAATGTCATTTGCGGCGTTAGGTTAACCTGTATTTCTAACAATGAATCCGTGCGTTTTTAAAATGTCCCGATTCTCTGTTTCTAGTCTAAACCCAATGTCTGGCTCTCCCGAAAGCGGCACACCGATTGATGCTCTGGAGTCGGGTAACGTAACTAATGCGGCGGATGCTAGCCGTATGGCGGAAATCCTACGCGACATGAACGCCTCGGGTGCCGATGTTGCAGCCGGTAGTGCCAGTGCACCGCCTCAGATGATGCCACAGATGCAGCAGCAGATGATGCCGCAGATGCAGCAGCAGATGATGCCCCAGATGCAGATGCCGATGCCTATGAACGCCATGGCTCCTATGGGCAGCATGAACGGACAGATGCCTATGATGGTACAGCAACAGCAGGCGCCGCAGTTCGTCCCCTACGACGACGAGCCCAGCAATGCTACCGGACCTAAGAAGAATGTATGGTCTAATATTCTTGACGGTCTTGTTGACCCACTTGTTGTTGCTGTACTGATATTCACCTTATCGCTCCCGGTACTCCAGACATTCCTAAGTAAGTACGCTACCTGGGCATTCAGCCTTGGCGGACAGCTTTCGTGGCTCGGTCTTATTGCGAAATCCGTCCTCGGCGCAGTGCTTTTTGCATTCTATAAGATGGCGGGCTCCGCTTTGGGTCTATGAACCAAACAAAATCTGGTAGTAAATTAGAGTCATACGGATGAAGTCACTTCGTTCATTAGTAAAGGGTAATCTAGAATGTACCTCTGGATACGCTGTCTTTGCCCTTGTTTCCATCTACGTTCTATATAATAAGCAACCCGAAACGGTGGGTCTCGGTGCAGGCGTTGCACTTATCCTCTATGTTCTGACTGGCGGTAATGTACTTGTAAGCAGTGTACTTGGTGCTCTTGTATCACTAGTAGCACTCTACTATTCCCGGACCCCTATGGTGCGCGTAGAGGGATTTCAGGACGAAGAGGAGAGGGAGGCGTTTGAGGATAAGGAGGAGGAGGGCTTTGAGGAGGACGAGAAGAATGAGGAGGGCTTTGAGGATGACGATGAGAAGAAGGAAGAGGGCTTTGAGGATGTATCCAAGGAGAAGAAGGTAAAGAAGGCAAAGGCAAAGGCGAAGCGTGTTGCAGAGAACCCCGCTCCCGATAACGGTGACCGCGCCGAATTCTTCAAGCTCGGCAAGAAGTACAAGCTGCCCAATGAGGCGGATGATGAGGATTATCACCTGGACGCTGGTACAACATTCATGAATGCCTACAAATCGCTCAAGCCCGACCAGATTGCCTCCATGTCAAAGGATACGCAGGAGTTGATGCAGACACAGAAGCAGCTGATGGGTACGCTGGCGACCCTCAAGCCGCTCATCACTGACGGCAAGCAAATGATGGAAATGTTCCAGGGATACTTTGGTAAGGGTGGTATGGGAAATTAAATAGTGGTTTTAGTATTAATTTGATTGTGTGGCAATATAATCAAATTAAATTAGCACGAAAATGTAAATGATGCTACGCATCCTTGTCGCATTTCTTGTACTTACAGCACTTCTAACTGCCGCGTTAGCATATACCTATTATATCCGCCGTTCTGTTATTCAAGAAGGATTCACAGAGGATGATATCTCCACGGCTCAAAAAGCTCTCGGTGAGGCTCTTCCTCAAATGGACCAGGCGACCATTTCACATGTTCTCAAAATCGTTCAACGTATGGCAGGTACTATATTGAATCCTGAATTCTTCACCGATGCTATCCGTCGTAGTTCAATGTCACCAATGGATATGGCACGTGATTATATAAAATCACAGTCGGAAAAA